CTGTTCAATCTTGTTACAAGTAACTCTTACTGGAAGCTAACGTTGCCGCTATTAATTCCAACAGCAGCTAGATAGTCAGCTGCGTTACCTAGTGACGATGCAGTGTTGTTCAACTCAACATATCCGTAACGTGTCATGAAGCTCACGACTGGCTCGAATGTTGTTGGGTCTAGCACTGTACCACTTGACATCAATGGGATGTATGGGCAGTAGAATGCAGCAGCGTCTGATTCACTTGAACCTTTATAACCAATAAGAACGTTTGCATTGTCAGCAGCGTAAGTGTTTACGTATACTTTCATTGCATTGTTCAAGGTACCAACCATTTTAGTGTTAGTTGGTGAGTCAAATGTACCTTCAGTTGTACGTGCAAACGCTGAAGTAGTTGCAGATTGTAGGATTGTTAGTGCCAATGGTGACACAACAGCCCAGTTACCTGCGCCACGACGAGTGCGCTGCGCGATCAAGTTACTTGCGCGGTTGATTTGAACAGCTAGTGCAGCATGTTCGTCACCTACGAAAGTAGCAGTACCACTTACTGTAGCTTGGTTGTATGTATCAACAACTGTGCCTGCAAGTGTGTTTAGTGAAGATAGAACTTCTTGGTCAATCTCAGCAGTAATCTCTTGTGCAAGAGCTGCCATGATTTCAGCTTCGACATCAATGCCATGCATTGACTGTGCGTCTTGGGCTGATTCAAAAGTCCAACGAGCACTCAACTTACGAGTTTTCGCTTCAACAGTCTGTTTCAAGATCTGAATTGACATTCTGTTACCAGCAACGCCTTCTAGTGAAGCAGTTGAACTAGGTGCGCCATTTGAACTTGGTGCGCCTGAGTATGCTTCAGCAATCTTGAATGGGCTTAGAGCCTCTTCTCCAGCTGTAGCTCCATTGTTGCCGTCGCTGTAGCGAACACGCAATGTATGGATTTGACCGACTGGACCGGTCATTGGTTGTACGCCAACGAGATCGTTAGCAATTACAGTTGGCATCACACGTCTAATGACCGGAAGGATCACTCGATTTAGTGTTGCAACGTTACCAGCAGAAGTAGCACCAGCTGTAGCACTCTCTGACAAATACGATTTCGTATTTTCGAGTGTAGCAGCCATAACAGCTTTTTTATTGCCTGTAAGGCCTTCTAAAAGTGCTGTCTTGGTATCCTGCCAGCGACTTTCTAATAGTTCTGACATTTTGGTTTCTCCTTAATTAATTTAAACCTGCAAGACGACGAAGTTCGAATACGTTCTCGTCTGTTGCTCTTGTATTTTGCGAAACTTCTTCGCGGTTGCCTGTTACTTGTGTGCCTTCGGTTAGTGGTGCCTTCTGCTTTGCTGGCGACCTACTATCAATTACTGATGGTAGATACTTATCAAACGCCGATCTTAATTTGACTGTTTGAACTGATTCCAGTAAATCTAACATAATCTCTTTCTGTGCGCTATTAAGCGGCCCAGTTAGATCATTAATAATATCTTTGCGGTTAGCTGACTCAACTAATTGTTTTCTTTCAAATTCCTTTGATTCAATTAATTTAGTAGCTTTTACTGTTAGTGCTTTTGCTTCTGCAAGCTGTTTGTCTTTAAGACCTACAACTTTCATTAACTTAGCAACTTCAGATTTTTCGTTTAGATAGCTTGTAGAGTACTCGTTAGCAAATGCTTCGAATAATCTACGCCCAAAATCGTTTTGACGTGCTGCTTCGATGTCTTCTTTGAGAGATACCATTTCGGATTTAAGTCCTTTAGTAACTGTCTCTGAAACCATCTTAGCTGAACGCTGTACAAAGCTCTTTTGAACTTCTGCAAATTTGCTTTTTGCTTCTCTGACAAGTTTGACCTTTGTTTCTGCAAGGTCTTTCTTATCTTCGTAAAATTCTGCAATTTCTTTAGATAGTGATTCTATAACGAATTCTTCAAGTTTGCCGAACTTGGCGGCCATAACTTTCTGATCTTCGTGCAGTTCTGAAACTTCTTTTGCTAGTGAACGTGTAACAAACTTTTGCATTAACGTTGCGTTTTCACGCATTGCTACTGCATACTTTGCTTTCGCTTCAGCTAGTTGTTTGCGATCGTCTGCAAACTCAGCAATTTCTTCTGCAAGACGCTCGGAAATCATTGTATCAATAGCTTCAACCATAGTTGACTTGTCGTGTTCGTATTTTTTAGCGAACTCTTCACGTAACTCAGCAGTTGCCTGCATTTTGTTTTCTTTGATTCTCTGATCCCAGGCTTCTTCGATAGAGACACGTACTTCTTCCGAAACAACATCGTTTTCAAATAAAGTTTTTAGTGCATCCAACATAATAGTTCTCCTTTTATTGGAGTCTGTTGATTATATTAATCAACGATTCTTTTAAAAATTTCTGTGCCTTTGTGTCGTGTTTTGTTGCCTGTGCTAGTTCATATGCCTTCATTCCCCCACGTGCATTCATAAGATGTTCATAAATTGGTGTAGGATATGCACCAGGGGCGCTAGGCTGAGCCACAACGTCCACAGTGATTATTTCGAAGTCGGCAACGCTACCGCTGCCGTCTACTTCGCCACTACCTCTCGATGAAACACCAAGTTTAACGCCGTTTTCCAACATTGTTTTAACTAGCTGCCCCATCGGAGTTGGTAGTATTTTTAATTTACCATAACCGTTAGCGTCTTCCATCCACATTTCTGAAATCATGTGAGACACGCGGTCTAAGTTAATATTAAGTCCTTCTGGATGATCTACTTCGCCGAGAACACTGTACCCGCCAGTGATTTGTTCATTGAGAGTTTTGACAGCCCTGCCAATTTCATTCACAGGATATACACGCTGGTTCGCATTGCGTACACCACCTTGAATACAAATGCCCTTCATATAAAGGTCTTTGCCTTCGTTAGCAGACTCAACGACCAATCTTGCTTGGTCAAACGTCAAATGCTCTCGTAAGTTTAACATTCAGTCTTCCTTATTTGCCGATTACTGGTTTTGAATCGGTGCTTCCTTCACCTGCGCCTTTTTTCTCAGCGCCGTGACCTTTTGGCTGAGCTTTCATTGATTTGCTCGCCTTTCCACCTGGAACATTTACGTTACCTAGTGAATCTTCTTTTGCGTTTTGGCCTTGTACAGCAGCACCTTGTAGGTTGCCTTTGTTAGCTTCTACGCCTTTTTCATCTTTACTTTGGTTAAGATTTGACGCTGTGCCGCCCATGTTGTTTTTACCTGCAACAGCTGACTTATTGTTTACACCGTTGTCACCCATTTTTGCAGTTACTTTTTCAACATACTCACGCATTGTTTCTGTTTCTGACTTGTCTTCATCAGCAGCTTCTTCAACTTCGTCTTCATCATCATCTTCATCAGTTGATTCAAACTCATATGATTCTTCTTCTGCATCATCTGCTTCGTCGTCCATGCCCATGTCGTCCATGCCCATGTCGTCCATGTCATCTTCGCCTGCGTCATCACCCGACATCATTGCTTCAAATTCTGCTTTTAGTTCGTCTAGGGCATCTTCTAAGTCAACTACGCGATCTTCAATTTCGCCTTCGTCTTCATCATCGTCCATAGCGTCCATGTCAACATCCATTGCCATGTCGTCTTCAGCATCGCCGCCCATCATTGGATCTGCGTCATCGTCGCCTTCAACTTCGAACTCGTCTAGATCAAAATTTTCGTCTAGCTCTTCGTCATCTGCTTCGTCTAGATCTTCATCATCAGACTCTTCTACTTCTTCGTCAGTAGTTTCTTCTAGATCATCTTCTTCGTCTTCAAGAAGTGATTCATAAATATCTCTTGATTTTTCTACCACAATCTCGTGGAATAATGCTTCTGCACCTTCTTTGTCTTCATTGACAAGACGCTCTAGCATTTCTTCAAATTTCTTTAAATCTGCCATTTTTATCTCCTATTAAA